ATGGCGAAATTAATGACCTCCCTGACGCTCTGTTCAGGGCGAATGACGCACGGGGAACGACGCGTCGCCCAGCGGCTTGAATCGCATCTCGGCGATGATTGTCTTATCTGGTATGACATTCCGGTCGGGCGCCAGTACAGGCATCCCGATTTTGTTATTATCGATCCTGCCAACGGGCTTATTTTCCTTGAGGTCAAAGACTGGAAGCTAAGTACATTTCAGCATGCGGACCCGCAGACGGTAACGCTGAGACATGCTCAGGGCGAAACGCAGGCGCAAAATCCGCTGCTGCAGGTCAGGGAGTATGCCTGTGCGACCGTTGACCTGTTATCTCAGGATCCGAAACTGCAGCAAAAAACAGGCCTGTATAAAGGAAAGCTGAATATCGCCTGGGCTTATGGTGTGGTGTTTACCAATATTACCCGTCAGCAGCTGACATCACTCTCAGCCGATGGCGTGGTTGAATCTATATTTCCACAGGCGCTGACGATTTGTCAGGATGAAATGACCGAGTCTGTCTCTGTTTCTGCGTTTCGCGCTAAAGTTTCCGGACTCTTTACCACCCGTTTCAGGCCTGCAATAACGCCGGCTGTGCGGGATATTCTGCGCCGGCATCTTTTTCCGGAGATCGCCATTACGGTAAAAAATAAGCGCAGTAATATTTACCGGGTAATGGATCTGCAGCAGGAGGTGCTGGCACGCAATCTCGGCGAAGGGCATCGTGTTATTCATGGCGTAGCCGGTTCCGGTAAAACGCTGATTTTACTCTACCGCTGTTTATACCTTTCCGAGACCACCACACGCCCTGTGCTGGTGCTCTGTTTTAATATCATTCTGGCTAACTATATCCGTGAATGCATCGCGGCCAGAGGACTATCGCATAAAGTACACGTCTATCATTTTCATGACTGGTGCGCGACGGCAGCCCGGACCTTTAAGCTGAAGATGAGCGGGGAAGGGCGCTATTATGATAACTGCTTTGCGGCGCTGGAAAATGCGGTTGATAGCGGCACTGTCGGGGATGCGGGGTATGATGCGGTGCTGGTGGATGAAGGACATGACTTCGACCGGCGCTGGCTTTCACTGATAGCCCGGCTGTTTGATAACACCCGCCGCTCGCTGCTGCTGATGTACGACGACGCCCAGTCTCTGTACCGGCGCGAGAAAGCGCTGAACTTTTCGCTGGCGAGCGTGGGTATTCAGGCTCAGGGGCGCACCTCTATTCTTCGGGTGAATTATCGCAATCCGCGGCGCATTCTCAATTTTGCCTACGCTTTTTCACGCGACTACTTTGACCGGCACCATAATCAGGAGCTTCCGCTGGTGCTGCCGGAAGCCTGCGGCGAAGAGAACAGCGACATTCCCGATATCGAACAGTGTCACTCTGCGGTCGATGAAGCCCGGCGCGTTGTGGCGTGGCTGCGAGAGAAGTATACGGCGGCAGGCCGCTGGGGCGATATGGCTGTGCTCTGTCCTACGCATTTTTCAGCAGACAAACTCATCGACCTGCTGCAGCAGCATGCGATCCCCGCCGCCGTCAGCTTCACCACGGAAGATAAAAAACGCTATTCGCATCGGGAGGATGTGGTTCATCTGCTGACCTTTCAGAGCAGCAAAGGGCTTGAATTCCCTTACGTTGCCGTGATCAATGCATCATTTGTTCATAAAGGGGCTGAAGATGAGTCTGAAGCTATCCCGGCGCTGTATGTGGCGTTTACGCGCGCAACCCAGGCGTTACTGGTCACCTGCTACAAAGAAAATAGCATCAGTCAGCAGCTGTCGAAATTTGCCGGTATGGATCTGCAGGATGAGGGAGAGATGTCTGTGGCGTCCCCTGCAAACGTCTAACACGTCATTCAAGTTGTTGCGCCATATAGCTTTTACGGTATTGGGTTAAATTTTTACCCAGTAATTTACCCATTGCAGCCGGAAATCAGCTTGTTTTTGAATTCGAGGTGGTCACGATATTTCCAGCGGGAGCGTCCGCTGATTTTGATGGGCTGGCAGAGGGTGCCGTCTTTGATGCGGTCGTAGATATAGGTTTTGCCGAAACCAGTATCGGCCATGATGAACTTCAGGTCAACGAGCGTATCCTCGCGAATTTCCATGATTGCCTCCGGGCGATGGTTTACCTGTGACATGACGCTGTCACTTCACAGGTAGCTGAAGATGGTTTTGATTACGATGATTGCTACGATGGTGATGATGAGGTGGAGTGGGGTGATCATGCGGCTGGCTCGATAGATATAATTTCTGCTCCTACCAACATCGCTTCCAGCCAGCCCTCTCCTTCATCGCTATCATCTGCGCATTCCAGAACATCACCATTACTGTTATGCAGATTGATGTACTTAACCTCATATGAATGCATAACAGGCAGCCTGTCATAAGCATCCGAGACGGCAGATTCAATCACCGTGAGTCCCATGCAATTGCCGCCTACTTTCGAAATTATTTCAGCTCGGTAGTCCCATTGAGCAAAAGTAAGTTTTATCCTTTGGTCAGCAAACCTACCTGAGCAGACCAAGTTAGGGTCATAATTCATTACAGACATAACAACTCCTCACGCAGAGCGCGATAGTGAATAGGGTGGGTGGAGGTTACTTCAGGGTAATTTGGGGGATTTTTCCAGTGGCGATGGCATCGTAAACCGCTTCTGCCATATCACTGCGATTATCTTTTCGTTCAGCTTTGCACATCGCGCCATAGATTTTGTCGCATATCTCTGATCGGATGCGATTTGATTCGGTACAAATGGGGCGGAACCGGTCTGGCCTCTTTGCCAGGCAGTAAACAACCTCACATCCTAAATCTGTCCTTTCAGTGACAACGTATTTTTCACCTACAAACTTAATGATTACAGGGTTCCAATTCTCGCAATCGAATAGCTCACACTCACAACCAACCGGCGGAAACCCATCACCATTCCATTCACAACTCATGCTACCCCCTTAAACTGCTTAGCCCGCTCTACCTTCTGATAATCCTCACCACACTCCTTGCTGCAGAACGTACCTTTATCAATAGGCTCCTCGCAGTAGTGGCACTTTCCGGTAAACTCGATCGCCGTCTTTGGCCGGTTAGCCAGCGCAATCTCAACGTTAAGCATTTCAAGGTCTGACGCATCATCTGCAATGTCGCACATAGTGATTCTCCAGATAACAGGCAATAAAAAACCCCGCCGGGGCGAGGTCTGTATAGGGATTCTGATTTCTTCATTTTGGTTTAACGTAAACGCCGTAAAGGTATGGCGCACTATCGCTAAATCCGGTTGGGTCTACGTCAACGACTACGTAATCACCCTCGACATTATCAACGGTTAATTTGATGACATCACCTTGCTTTGGCTCAGTATCAAACTGCATAGGGTAAGTGTATTCAGTTTCAGCTACTGAAACTATGGCGCGAATAGTCATTTACCTTCCTCTTTCTGATAGATAGGGTCAGTACCGCGCGGGAACTGCAGGGCGGCGTTCCTGTAATGCTGCAGGCGCTCACGGAAATACTCACGCTGGCTTTCCGGCTGCTGCAGCTCCACTTCCATAGCGATAACCGGCATGTTCATGCGCTCTTTGTAGGCGACGCCTGATGCGGCCAGATCGACATTAACCTTATCGCGTTCTTCTTTACTGCGTGCTGCGAGATTTTGTGACATAGCGATTCCTCCTGACTGGAGTATATCGCTACCGGAGCACCTCAGCGCACTCTAATTGCACCAGTGGCCGGCGCTCATGTAGACGCGCCCTTATCTGCTCGCAGGCTTCAATGGTTGGATAGATTCGCTCAGACGCTGGGGCGGGAAGGGCAGAGACTATTACGATGACGAAGCCGATGAGCATGGTGCCTCCGGTCCCTTTGTCAGTACGGATAGAGTAATGCGCTCTGTCAGAGCCTGCATCAGAGTCCGCTCCACCTCATGCAGTTTCTCACGCTTACCCGGCTTCATTTTGAGGTACCGCAGCACCTGCGCCTGCAGTTCCGGAGAGATGGCCGGCATCTCATATTGCATAAGCCACCCCCGTCCAGATGATTGTGCACGCTACCCACATAACAGCCCACATCTTGCCGCGAGTGCTCATTTGCCACCTGCCAGTGATTCATATTGGGAAGGGGTGGTGTCGGTTTCGGCGCGGAGCTGGGCGGCCCACCTGATTAATTGCTCTTTCGGAATGGCCTCAACGCTCCGGCCCATTTGGTCACCATAAAGCCATGGCGCTTTTTCAGGGGCCTGCTCGATTGCTTCCGCCCGTACCGCGTTCAGGTAAGCATCCACAGCCGGTGTGTTTAGAGTGCATTCAAATCCAGCTGCCTTCGCTGCCTGGACGGCAATTTTTGCGGCGGCGCACTGAACGGCAAACCTCTCACGCTCTGCATTTGCCGCATCCAGGCTTTGCTGCAGTTCAGCTATCTGCATGTCACGCCAACCAAGCTCTGCGGCGATATCTGACTTGCTGTGCAAGCTCTCGCGCGTCATATGGTCGACGTGGCGGCAGTAATGATTCCCGGCGATATCCATCGCCATCAAATCGCGGTCACCGTAAATTTTCTCGCTCATCTCTTTCCCCTTATGCAATGCCAGCCGGGTACAGGCCAGCACTGTCAGTGGTGCTTCTCATTATTCAAAAGCTCAGCAATTCGCTGAGCCTTGAGTGGGTTTTTAATCAGTGTGCCGTCAGGGTGCTTCCAGCCTTTCCGCATGTGGCTGTATGGGAGCGTTATGCGGCCGACAGTAATGGGATCGTCTGGTGCTTTCATGGCTACCTCATGAGGTGGTCAACCCGAGATCTGATTTGCGCAGGTTGAATACTTCTTCGAGTTTGCGAAGCTCTTCTTCTCTGCCAGATAAGGCATTGCGTGCTCGGTCATAGGCTTTGTTGAGCTTTTCGGCATCCATCTGGCCTGCATTCTCTGCAAACCATTCCAGCGGGCCTACAGGGGGCAGCAGGCGTTCTACGAAGTGCTCAACCCGCTTACCTCTGGAGACAGAAAGCATCATCGAGAAGCTGGCGTCTATTCCGCTCATGGCTTTCACCTTGATACCGCCTACCTTCACGCCGCCAAACTTAACGTTTGGATCTCCAACCAGTGTGAGGCTCTTTCCTACCCAGTCCTTGCCGTCATTGCCCCAGCCACCTACCAGAACCCGGCGCATTGAAAGGGATGGCTTGTATGGGCGCCCATCAAATCCTTCGAGGTCGATAAATACCGGCTGCTCTTTGTTGCCGGCGCGGACAGATTTGATAGTTGCAGTGATGCTGGTCGTCTGAACATCTTCAAAGTTAATTTGGTCAGACTTGGGGATGATGGTTCTTGAAAGGTCCATTAGAGGATTACCTCGTCGTCAAATTCTTCGTCAAATAGGTAGGATGGGATGTTTATTTCTGCAGAGGGGAGCACGATGCCTTCTGTTCTGATGCTCTCGTCCTGAATGCACTGCGATATTTTCTCAAGTCCGGCAACCATGGCTTTTCTGCCGGCCTCCAGGGATTCTTCACCGATGTAATACATGCAGTTCCGGTGAGGTGCTTTGTTCTCGATGGCAAAGAAGCAGAACTCGTCTACCTCTTTGCCGGTTGCCAGCCTCAGAACGTGCAGGTAAAAAGCAGCCTGTATGTGGTAATGGAATTTCCCGAATGCCTGACTGAATCCGCGCGGGCTTGCATCGCTGCAGCTCTTAACATCCAGCGGGTATGAGTAGCTCTCAGAGAGGCGGTCAAAGCGGCATTTCAGGGGCAACCCGGTAATGTCGCATGTTGCGAAAATAGAAACCTCAGAGTGCCCCGGTGACCTCATGTAATCGACGAAATCATCATTCATTCGGGCCGTTTCTATCATGCGCGAAACAGTGTTTGCCTCCTGACCAACCAATATGTTGCTGGCCTCATAGTCAGAAAGTGCCGCTTTGTATTCTGACGATCGCCGGTCTGCCGTTGATGCCATCATCAGGAATTCACGCTTGAATAAATCGGGCTCAAGCAGGGCGGCATGTATGGCTGTCCCGATATGGGCTGACTTACTTCCCTTAAACGGGTTGAAATAGAGGTTTGCCGGGCTGACGCTTATTGCCTTTATGGACGTGGACCCGATGGCCGGGTCAGCGTGGTAATCGCTATTGGATATGTCGTAGTAGATACCAGGATCCATCACGCCACCTCGTTGTGAATAACGTTTACTCCCCGCATGCGCTCACCAGCGGTTACCATCAGATCACGCAGCACCTTATCCAGCTCTATGTGCGCATCATCATCTGAGTCCAGCATCTGCGCAGCAGCACCGCCGTAATACTGCTGCAGGAAGTTCTGAGCAGCCATCATGAGCGGATTGACGTGATGGGTATCGAGGTAATCATCCACCTCTTTCACGACCTCCTGCCTGTCACTGTCGGGCAGGGCGGTGGCAATACTCAGTACCCGTGCTTTGTCTTTTGCGCTAAGAGTAAATCGGCTCATTTTCGCTCCGGCATGCCGAGCATTCTCAGCATCTGATTGATGAAGGGATAATCCTGAGTGCGCTCAATCTGGCGCTGGCGCTCAAGTTCTTCCTGTTGCTTTTTGTATTGCTTCATCTGCTGCTGGCTCATTTAGTGCCTCTCTGGCTCATGGCGTTTAACAGGCTGCGGGCTGCAGCACGCATGCGGCGGGTGATACGTTCTAACTGTGATTCGGTGATAAAGGGGCAGCCCGATGCCGCCCCAGCAATTGCGAGTTGCATAGGGATACCTTGTTGAAATTGGTTGGTGTCAAAAAGAAAGGGAGCCATTGCGGCTCCCGTAAGGGTGAAGCGTTCTGGTTATTTGTAACCTTTCAAGCGGTGATGCAGCATGCATCGTCATGCCGTCACACATAACGGCATTGCGGTGTCACTCAGCAGGTGGTGCAGGCAGGGGCATCCAGTGAGATATCTTCACGTCTTTATATCCGAAGTCTGGCAAAATCCAGTCGCCCTTGACCGTAAACTGCAAATCTATCTCCGTACCATTGGTTACCAAAACATCCTGATAATCATCTGGCATCCGCTCACTGCACTTAATCCACTCCATTCCTCTCTCCTGTAGTGGTTACTGGCCCCGATTTGCAATGCGGACTAACTTTTCGATCAACTCCTGCACACTCAGTCCGCGGTCTTCGCAGCTTTCGGCCAGGTATTCAATTCCGGTATCGTCGATAAACTGCACAAGCACTTCGGCTTCTTCTGGCTTAATTTTTAAATCTTCACTCATCTCAACCTCCTGCTATAAACCCCAGCACCATCAGCACGATAAACACTAACCAACCGCAGTAGTAATCAACGTCGCTCATCATGGTGCCTCCAGATATGAAAAAGGCTGCGGGTTAGGCAGCCTTGATGAATAGTGCAAACGCCACTGGCGCCTGCTTTGGTCTGAAATCTCTGATGTCCTTCAGAACCTCTCTGAACTCGCGGAGCTTCATGCCGCGGCGTTTTGCTTCAGCCCTGATTAAGTCGTTATCCATCTTCAGATAAAGATGCTGAGCCTGTGACTTGGCATCGTTGAAGGCCGTCTTTCGTGAGAAAAGCTCGTCATGTTTTTTGCGCTTTTCTTTTGCCAGATGGTCATCCAGCTCTTTGTGGAAGTTGCCGCGCTTATCCAGCGGGACATTAAGCAGTCCGTGATCAAGTGCCATGTGATTTACCTCGCCGTTACGTTGTCTTTAGATTTGCGATAGCCAGCACTGAAGATGGCTACCTGTGGTAAGCACATCGCTGTGCTCTCATGCTTCTCACGCAGAATAGGCGCTGATGTGGCGCGGGCTACGTTTAAGCTGCATCCCATAAGGGTGGTGACGATTCCGTTCTCAAACTGGCGATCTGCTGCTTTCTTTGCACGATGCTCAGCTGCGCGTTTTGCGTTGTAACGCTGCTTAGAATTCATGGTGTTTCTCCAGGTGAGTGCTTTGGTGATGTGGTGGCAGGAGTCGAACCTGCTTCCATAGGTGCGCTACCTATTGCGATACGCGCTCCTGACGGCTAGTTATCGCGAATTTTTACCGTCAGACTATTCGCTAGCTCGCCGTTGAGCTTCACCACATCCCAGAGCACTCGCTCCGGCCTACCTGCATCAGGTAGGAATCTAATTGTTAAAGAGCTGATATCCGTTTCTTACTGCTACAGCGTCCTGCTGATGGACTTATAATGTACTTGTAGTTCATGAATGTAAAGTACCTAAAGTACATAAAATGAGAAAAAGAAGTTCACTGAGAGTTAACTCAATGAACTTTAAGGTAAAATAATTTTCTATCCGAAGCGGCGAAGGTCTATTGACTGGCGGATGAGAACTTTTGCCATAACAAAGAGCTGATCTTCTTCGTTATTTTCTATGAACCAGCGCTCATAGGCGGGGTTGTCTGAGATTACAACCAGGCGATCTTTAAGCATCTGCAGACGCTTTACATGAAGAGAGCGACCGAAAACGAACACGTAGATGCCATCGCCATCAAACTGATTAACGGTGATATCAACGAATATCTCATCGCCCGGATTTATGGTTCCTTCCATGCTGTCACCATTAACGGTGACTACTTTCACACTTTCTTGTGGCCTGCCATTGAACATGGAGCGAGCCTGTTCGGTTGTGTATTCAATGGCACGTATTTTTTCGACAAATTCATTAGATAGCATCGTCCCTGGCCCCGCACTGGCTTGGACATCAAGAACATCAACGCGATACGAGTCCGATGTCCGCTTGTAATGATCTGAGTCTATACCATCATTATCTGTATATCCATACAGGTATTGTGCGGTGGATCCAAGTAATTTTGCTAACTGTTCCATCAGTGCCTTGCGTGGTACAGATTCCCCGTTAAACCATTTGCTCACCGCCTTTGGAGTTACCTTCAACCTGGCAGCTAACTCAGCCTGCCGACCATAAGGACCTATCCCCGCTTTGTCGCAGGCCAGCGCAAGCCTTTGCGAGAAACTTTCACGCTCTTTTTCCTGAACCATAAGTTCAAGCATATAATTAGTTGACTGTACTTTCAGTTCCGACATAATATGAACTCTAAGTTCAACCGCAGGAGATAAACATGAACCTAGTTACGTTGGGAGACGTTATCAAAGGTGTTCGCGTTTCTGTTGTGGCTGATATTTGTGGCCTTACGCCTAAGGCCGTTTACAAGTGGATTGAGCGCGGATCTTTACCTCGCACTGAATTTACTGGCGAAACGGACTATGCAGGGAAGATCGCCAAAGCATCCGGCGGCAAGTATTCAGCAGCAGAGATTCGACGCATTAGTAAGCAGCAAATCGCTGCATAGAAAATGTACTTAAAGTACCTTTTCGTTTTTGTGTAGTACCGCTCTTTACCAATTTGGCCGCCACCTGATTCAGGGGGCAAAAACCAAGTGACTAGCTCACTGCAAAGTCACGCAAGTTTTTCAACGAAAGGAATATTACATGATTGAAATTACAAGCTATCGCAAGAAAGCGAGAGAGATTGAAAGCCAGCTGCTGAACAAATTGGCAGAGCTGGGGCAGGGTCCACTGGCGAAAGTCATGGGGCTGGATGAGGCAGCAGTAAGCCGTATGAAGCGCCCATCAGGAAAGCAGCGTTACAGCTTCTTCCAGATGATGAGTCTGGCAATGGCGTATCTGGAAGTGGTGTCGCCGGAGTCTGAAGTAGCGAAGAGGCTGCTGAGGATTGAGGAATTACTGACAAAAGAAAAGCCCCAAAGCAGCGGTAACTGTTTTGAGGCCTGACGCGAAATGACTGGATCAATTCACAGGAGTAATTATGCCAAAGAAACACGTTGTTTACCAGGTAGAGATGCACAAAAACATTGCCCGCATCGAATTCTACAGAGCGTTCAACCCCAAGGTAGCTGAGAAGCTGAAGCACATTCTGGAAGAGCACAGAGCGAAGGAGAAGGGCAATGAGTAACGTAGCGAAACTAGCAGACTACCGCCCTTCAGTGGAGGGCATGGAGCGCAGAGTGGCTGATACCGATGATGGATATACCCGCATCGCTAACGAGCTACTGGAAGCCGTTATGTCAGCCGATTTAACAGCCCGGCAGCTCAAGATTGTTTTAGCGGTAATCAGGAAAACATACGGCTTCGGCAAGAAGCTGGACCGCATCACCAACACTCAGATAGCCGCAATCACCGGCATTCATCACACCCATGTTTGCACAGCGAAGAACGAGATGATCGGCATGAACATCCTGATTTCTAACGGCAATCAGATAGGTGTGAACAAGGTGGTTTCTGACTGGAATATGGACATTAGCCAAGTCAGCAAAACATTAGCCAACTCAGCTAATAAAAGTTTAGCTGAAGTAGCTAATGACCATTCGCCAACTCAGCTAAACACAAAAGAAACTATTCAAAAGAAAAAAGAAATAACCCCCTTACCCCCTTCGGGTGTAAGCGATGGGAGTAAGAAATCTTCTGCCAGAAAAATCACGCCATACCAGGAAGTCATTGACGCTTACAACGAAGCAGCTGGAGAAAAACTTCCTGCAGCTGAAGCGCTGAACGAAAAGCGCAAGCGAGGCATCAAGCGTCTTCTCGGCGAACTGAAGGAGCCAACGGTTGAAGCTGCCGGGAACTACTTCCACGCCTTCATGAGTACTGCTAAGCCGTTTTACTTCGGCGATAACCAATCTGGCTGGAGAGCAAATTTCGACTACCTCCTGCGCAGTGAAACGCTGACCAAAACCCGGGAGGGAAGCCTGTGAGTCAAAATATCATGCAACCCCCGCACAGCCTTGACGCAGAGCAGGCGGTTATTGGCGGCCTGATGCTGGACGGCGGTGAAGACCGCAGCCAGAAAGTCATGGCAATGCTGAAGCCGGAAAGCTTCTACAACCATGCGCACCGGGAAATCTTTACGGCTATACGTGACCTGTTGAGCCGCAATAAGCCAGTTGACCCGCTCACCCTGATGGACGCTCTCGACGGAAGCCAGAAGGAATATGGCGGATTTGCGTACCTGGCAGAAATATCCAAAAACACGCCATCCGTCGCCAACATCACTCACTACGCCGCGGTAGTCCGTGACCACGCAGTTACCCGGTACGGCATCAGCAAACTCAATGAGTCTCTGGAGATGCTGTACAGCCGCAACGGGATGACTGCAGCTGAAAAGATGGAGTCTGTCAGCAGCCTGACCAGTCAGATTAGCGACTACGCAAAGACCGGCTCACGCCGTGGCCTGCGGACGTTCGGAGAGGTGATGGACAGCTGGGTAACCGATCTGGAAAAGCGGTTCGACCCGGAAGGAGAGCAGCGCGGCATGAGTACCGGCATCAGCTCCCTCGACCGCATGTTGTCGCCAAAGGGGCTGGTTAAGGGTTCACTCTTCGTCATCGGCGCCCGGCCTAAGATGGGTAAAACCACACTGTATAGCCAGATGGCAATCAACTGCGCTATCCGGGAGCAGAAGCCCGCACTGATGTTCAGCCTGGAGATGCCTGCCGATCAGATTCTGGAGAAGCTGGTAGGTCAGAAGTCAGGCGTGAACCCGAATATTTTCTACGTCCCGGCAACCGATGACAGCAGCTCTGATTACCAGGGTGACTACGACGCTGATTTTGATCGCGCTATCAAAACGGCAACCCGCCTGCGTGAACTCGACATGCTGTACATCGACGATACGCCCGGGCTGACACTGGCTCACATCGTCGCTGAAGCCCGCAAGGTTAAGCGTCAGAAGGGCAGCGTTGGAATGGTGCTGGTCGACTACCTCACCCTGATGACAGCCGAAAAAGCAGATCGCAACGACCTCGCATACGGACTCATCACCAAGGGGCTAAAGAACCTCGCCAAAGAGCTTGATTGCGTCGTGGTACTCCTGACCCAGCTTAATCGTGAGCTAGAGAAGCGCCCAAACAAGCGGCCGTTACCGAGCGACTCACGCGACACAGGGCAGATTGAGCAGGATTGTGATTACTGGGTAGGTATTTACCGCGAGGGTGCCTACGAGGAAAACGTGCCAGCGGGTGAAACAGAGCTGATTCTGCGACTCAACCGCCACGGCAACACCGGAACCGTGTTCTGCCTGCAGAAAGACGGCGCTATCTACGACATGGATCAACATGCAGCCCGGGCAGAACGCGATTCTCGTTCTGACAAAGGCGGCAAGAGAAAGGGTGGGTTTTAACTATGGCATTTCAGTCTCAAATCGGTTTTCGTCGGGCGCCAGCACCCCATCGCTCAAAGCCTTTTGCCAAATTTCGCAAAACTTCATCTGGAGCGGGTGGCGGGACGATCAGTAATTCAGTGCCACTGAGAGAGAAAAGAATCGACATTCAGATTGACGAAGAAACCATGCAGATACGCATTGGAGAGAATGCAAGTGGCGTGTCCTGCGGTAAGAATGGCTCCTTCTCATGCTCTCTGGCGATATTCAAAATAGTTGGTAGCGAAAGCATTCTGCTTACTGATGGCGGTGACGGTTGGTGGTACGGCAGCTACTACAGAGAGGGGAACACCAAATGAACAAGCTAACCGCTGACAGATGCCGTGACCGCATCGCGTCACTTAAACGCAATCGGCGTGTATTTGGACTGGCTATGGATTCAGAGCTATACCTGCAAGCCCTTGAGATTGCGCTGCCAGTACTGGAAGGCCGCATCGCTTCATCCGCATTGCCGAAAGAGGTATTCGACAAGCTATATGACCAGTACTTAATGGGTGTGATTTGTGGCAAAGGCAACAAAAGCGCAGCCAAGGATTTCTTGAACGCGTGCGTAATTGCGCTGCCAGAGCTGGGTAGTCAGAGTGAGAGGGTAAGCGTTGGATTCACCGGGTCTGGCTCATTGGCAACCATCAAGGCCGGAGGCGAAGGATTTATCTGGGGAAACAAAGCAGATTCTCACCCCATTGAGTTGTTCGCTCGATACAAAGACATAGTGTGTGAAAAATGCAATGGCACCGGACAGATGGACAGCGGCGGTACTCAGCCTTGGGGCGAGCAGATTCTGGTGGAGTGCGACTGCCAATTTGAGCAGCAGGAAATCACAACGGGTATTGACCCGGTCATAACGGATATCGCCGGATGGATTGAGTGGAAGGGCGGGGAGTGTCCGGTGATTCCCGGTAATCGTGTTGACCTGAAATTAAGAGGCGGAGTTATTACTAGCGATTATCCGGCTGAATGCGCCCAATGGAGTCATCACAAATACAACAACAATACAGACATCATCGCCTATCGGGTGATTGAGAATGATGGGAGGGAAGGATGAGCGTTAAAGGCGATGCATATTACATTTCAGCCGTGCAGGGGGCAGCTGACGAAATCAGTTTTAAGGGAAGCTTTGACTGTCAGATTAGTTCAATGAATGGCAGGTTCGGCATCACGCTCTTTGATGAGCATTACGATGCAGGTGAAGGTGATATATCCGATGCAGCAAATCTCGCCCTTGCAACACTGCATGAGATTGCCAGTGTAAACGGCAAGCACCTCGCCATGTATCGAATGCAGGCAGATGTGAGCACGATTGACCTTAGTGGAGTCATGTCCATAAGAATGGTCGAGGAGAAACCATGAGCAACGTTATCCCCCTCAGGCCAAAACATCAGCCTGTTAAAGAATCCCGCTCAGCCATCCTCACCGCACTGAAGATGATCCGCGAGGGAGGTCACAACAAGCAATCAATCGATCTGCTTCTCAGTGCAGCAGCAGACAACCTCTATGACTACGTGGAGACACTTGAAGGGAGGTAGCAGTGGAAACGCAACGTTATCTACTGAGAGACAACAGCATCAGACAGAACTGCATCACCGCCATCCAGCAACTCCCCACCGATAGCAATAAACCTCTGCAAGTCACCATTCAGGAAGATACCCGCAGCCTGGCGCAAAACAGGATGTTATGGGCATGTCTGCATGACATCTCGCAGCAGGTGGTCTGGTACGGCCGGAAACTGGACTCAGAGAGCTGGAAGAATATTTTCAGCGCAGCACAGCATCAGCAGGACACGGTGCCGGGCATCAACGGTGGCTTTGTTGTTCTCGGTAAGTCGACCAGCAAAATGCGTGTCAGTGAGATGCGCGACCTCATAACGATCATCCATGCATTCGGCGCAGAGCAGAACGTCAGATTCAGTGACGAGTCAGCGCGTGCGGCTGAATGGGCTAACCGCTTTGGGAGTCAATCATGAAACATGGCAGACACTTTTCTCACTCACAGGAATTCTGTAACCGCATTGCACACCTCCGTAGCCAGGGGCTGGCATGGTCCATTATCAGCGCAAGAACCGGACTATCTACCGGAACGTGCCAAAACCTTGCGAAGAGGGCGCGATGAGCAGACAGCGGAAGAGTACAAGAGAAATCCTTATAGCACTGCTGATCGAAAATCCAGGCCAGAATTTTCAATTTTATCTCAAAAAGATGGATGCAGAATTCGGTCTAAGTAGGGCACACCTTAGCAGCGCTTTGAATTCACTTTTAAAGGCTGGATTGCTTGAAAGGCAAGGGCAATGCAAGAGTTATTCATATAAATACACTCCTAAGCAAAAGGAAAAGCGGTGGGCGCCAGTAAGGCAGGAAATTACACCCGAGTATTTAAGAGATAACTATTCATTTAACCCGCAAACGGGTCGCTTAACGCGTAAGAAGTGCAGATACCGCAGCTTGATTGGCACAGACCCCACGACAGAAAAAGGGTACGCCTACCTTTCAATAAAGGGCATTCCATTTCTTGCTCATAGGGTCGCCTGGGCAATCCACTTTGGGGCTTGGCCAGAGCACCTCATTGATCATATCAATGGCATCAAAACGGATAACCGGATATGCAATTTGAGAGAGGCGACGCACAAAGAAAACCTTTGGAATAATCACTCACCCGTAAAAGCTAAATCAGGTTACCGGGGCGTGCAGAAGTTGGCTCGCAGCAAAAGGTTCGTCGCCAGAATTCGCCATAATCGTAAGCTAATCGACATTGGTTATTTCGATACCGCGGAAGAGGCATCAGAGGCCTACAAAGCTGAGGCGATGAGAATTCGTGGTGAATTCTACAGGGAGCCGAATCAATGAAAAGCCAAATGCAAAGATGTATCGACCACATGATATTCATCCCCACACCACGTACCAGAACGCGACGTAAGCGCATTCAGGAAGCCAGCGAGGTGAAGACCTTCGATTACACGTACGGGCTGTTAAAAGCCAAATGGGACCGCATGAGGAGAGCGCGATGAGTATGCATGACTATATGCCAGGTATTTGGTGCGATAGCTGCAAAGCTCTCTCGCCTCCTGATGATCCGTGCAAATGTAATTGCTGCATCGAATGCGGGTTACCTCTCAGGGAAAATGAAACATACGCCTGCAGCGATTGCGCCAGCCTTCTTCTGGAGGATGAGCCTATTGAGATGGTGAGGAGGGAAGATGGCTAAAGGCATCAAGCCCAAGCCGCCGAAGCCGAAGAAGTGCAAATGTTGTCCTGAGAAGTTTATCCCCCGCAATAGCCTGCAAACCGTCTGCTCTCCCAAATGTGCAATCCAACTCGCAACCCTGCTATCCGAGCGCAAGCAAAAGCGCCAGGAGAAAGAGCAGCGTGCAGCCTGGAATAAGCGCAAAGCAGATGTAAAGCCGTTAAGCCACTGGATGAATATGACCCAGCGGGCATTCAATGACTACATCAGGGCGCGGGACGGGGATATCTGCATCAGCTGCGGCAGCACAACGGCGGTCAGCTACCACGCCGGCCACTACAGGACAACAGCGGCGGCATCACAGTTACGTTTCAACGATGACAACGTACATAGCCAGTGTGCATCCTGTAATACGCACCACTCCGGCAATATTGGCCCTTACCGCATTAACCTCATTACCAAAATCGGCCTTCAGCGCGTCGATGCGCTCGAATCTAACAATCAACCACACCGATACACCAGAGAGGAACTGGAGCGCATCAGGGCGCATTACAGGGCTTTGCTGCGTGCATTGGTCAAAGAGAGGGAAGCAGCATGAAACCACTCGATCACTACCGATTGTCGATGTATCTGCATACCAGAAACCTGCTGCAGCAGCGCCTTGATGAAGTGAACGCCAAGATTGAGCGCGTCCAGTATCAACCTCCTCGCCGGCTGCCATTGAGCCAGCGCATCCTGAATTGGTGGTTAGCATGACTGAATACCTTAAACAGAAATGGCTACACCTGCGTATGTACCGCACACGCAATACCTTCCCGGTCGATTATCGCATCATCAAGCACACAGCCAAAATCATGGGGGTTAAGCATGCCAGTAGCAGCGTTATCGCCAGTCAATAAAACAGCGGCGCTGGTCGTATCTAAAGGCGTTCACTATGAAATGAACTGCAAAATACAGACGCCAGAGTTTATCGGACCGCCGAAGATGATACCCCGGCACCTTTTGCCCAAGTCACCCAGCTTTATCGACCTCACTGGCAGGCAAAAAGGACGACTGAAGGTTATAGGCCTCATGGCAGAAGGAAAGGGCAAATGGGTGGTCCGCTGCGTATGTGGTACATACACCGTCAGGAGCTCCAAAGCCATCAAGAGCATCGAAACGAACCCTAATGCCATGTTTGATGCCTGCAGGGAGTGCATGCACTTTGCACAAATGAAGCGGCATGAAGTGTATCGCCGTACAGGGAAAGATCTGGATATCTCGGAGGTTTGGTAATGAGCTTAGAAGCCACAGTAAAATTTCATTTTCCGAAAGGGCAGAACTTCAGCGGAACAGCGCCGCAGACGTCGCCTGACACGCTCACAGGCACTGATTATATCGCTGCTATGGGAATGACGCAGAGTCGTGCTCCGCTTGGCTACAGCGCTTTCATGGGAAAGGTGGGAGTAAGTGAGAACGACGCCGCACGCGCCGTATCCCTGTTAACTGAATATGCACTTCAAACCTGCGACAGGGTTCCAGCCTTTCGCAAACTTGGCGCTGATATTAAACCAGCCGTTATGCAAACACTCGCAACTTATGCCTATATGGATTACTGCCGCAGCGCCGCCAGTGTGAAGCCCTGCGATTGCTGTGGAGCTAAAGGGTTTATTGAGGCTGATGTGTTTACCACGAAGTCACGATTTGGCACGCAAAGGCCGATGGCGGTGGCTGACATCAAACGCCTTGATGAAGCTCTACCGGATAACGTCAGCTATCAGGTACGTGAGACGGAGCGTGTACTGTGTAAGCATTGTTGCGGCAGGGGTGTGGTTTCGACTGCGTGCCGTGACTGCAGCGGTCGCGGGCGGGCAGTGATGAAAGCAGAGACGGAAAAGCAGGGCGTGCCGGTGATGGGTGACTGCAAGCGCTGCTGCGGGCGCGGGTATGAGCGCATTCCGGCAGCGGAGGCTTATCGTGCTATCTCCGCAGTTACGGAGAGCGTGAGTCTGGCAACGTGGGATCGTAGCGGCAAGCCATTCTACGACCAGCTGATCGGGAAGCTTGAAACCGAGGAGTCATGGGCGAACGCTGCGCTGAATAAGGTAACTGCGTAGAAACAAGTTAAATAGCTCATTATTTTATCGTGAGCTATTTACTTTTCAGGAATCTGGGGATATGATTTCCAACAGTTGAAGTTGCGCGCTGTTGTTAGGTGCGCTGAAAAACACAAGTTCCATCACTCTGTGATAATTAGAAAGCCCTCCGGACTCACCATCCGCGAGGGCTTTTTGCATTTCTGCACCCAATTAAAAAGCCCAGCCGCAGAGCTGGGTTTTCTCGTTTTCGCCTCTGCCAATCAAAGCGACCTCATGGATTTCCCCTATGTGGCAGCAGGCGACTTTTCACAGCAAACGGCCGGATACCTCCGGGCAATGCCGGAGACGGCTATGAACAGCACATCAAACAGCGCCCGTGAGGTTAAGCATGGGTGAAAACAGCATCATCACTGGCGTTCTCGGCCTCATATTTGGCGGCGGGGCAGTCGCAGTTCTCTGGAAGCCATTAGCAGCAAGCCTTCTCTCTCTGGGCATCAGCAACAGGGCGGGCGGTGAGATCATCTCCAACTACAAGGAGCAGGTTCAGCTGCTGAAGGAGAGCAATAACCTGCTTCGTGAAGAGAACGACGAGCTTCGGGAGAGGCACGACAAAAACCTTCGCCGGATATCCACACTGGAGACGGACCTCAAGCTGATTAAAAACGCGCTGGGAATCCTGTTGGCTATGTCAGAGGCCAGTAACGCTGTGGGCAATGAGCGATTCAGAACCGAAGTAAACAGGCTGATCGCCAATCTGGAGACCGACAGCGATGGCACTAACTAAACCGAATCACAAACGAAGCCTGATTATCGGCGGCGTTCTTACCGTACTGACGCTTATCTGCATTGCCATGACCTGCATGTTCGTTTACGTCAGCAATGACGCTAACCAGAAGATTGATGTCATCCGCGAAGACTACCGGAAGGTTGCTGACAGGCGTGATTCAAAAGTGGTTCGCCTGGCTGAACAGGTCGGCGAGCTGCAGAAAAAAGTGGACAACATACCGGACCGCACAGCAAACAAAACGGCCGACAAGGTTAAGCAGGTTGTGAAAGAGGATGAGAGCAAATGACCGAAAGTAAAATCATCCCGATCCTGAATGTAGAGGAGGGGTACAAAGAGACTCCTTACCTCGACACGCTCGGTTATCCAACCGTTGCCGGCGGCATTCGCATCGGCCCAAAGGGCGCCAGCCTGAGCAATTACACCTTCCGCGTACCGCGTACAGTGGGCGATGTATGGAAGCAGGTTATCGTTGACCAGAAAGTTAACGAGATGAACCAGCGCCCAGCCATTGCGGCAGCTCTGGCAGCCTGCAACCCACCGCGCCGCGACATTCTGATTAGCATGGCCTATCAGATGGGTGCTGACGGGCTGGCAGGATTCAAGAACACCCTGAAGCTGATCGCAGACGGTAACTTCAGCGCTGCAGCTGATGGCATGCTCAACAGCCTGTGGGCGAAGCAAACGCCTAATCGCGCCAAACGCCACGCAGATGTAATGCGCACCGGCAGCTATGACATTTACCGGGGTTTAATTTAACCAGAGAGGCACCTATGAATTTCGGGCAAGCACTTGAATCAATGAAATCAGGGAAAAAGGTCTGTCGTGATGGCTGGAACGGTAAAGGCATGTTCCTGTGGCATGTTCCTGCAGGAAGGTATCCGGCGCGAATGGAAGCTATCAAAGGGCATTTTGAAGAAGATATGGTTCCCTATGGTGCCTACATTGCGATGAAGACTGCGCAGGGTAACGTGGTGCCATGGCTCGCCAGTCAGAGCGATGTTCTTGCAGACGACTGGATGGAAGCTTAGCCGCAATGGACATGTTCAGCGTTCTCCGTGGCAGCAGCGGCAACATATCTCTGAGTCGCACGCAGGCCGCTCTCGCTTTCCTCGTCTGCTGCGGCGTAGTTGGCTGGCAGGCCTACAAAGGGACGCTGTCAGATGTCACATTCGGTCTGTTCTTCGGCTTCGCCACTGCGGGTTATATCGGGGCAAAGAAAATCGCCACTGACAAAGACATCAAAGAGCAGAAGATTGATGCTGGTCTTGATCCGGAGAACAAGCCATGACGACCATCGAACTGATATTCACTGTAATCGGTGTGGTAATCGCTGCGGTGGCTGGCGCATTCGGCATTGGTCACTCTAAAGGCAAGGCCAAAGCAGAGCAGGCAGCGAGCGAGCGGGAAACCAAAGCCGCTATCGATTCCCAGCAGGCGGCATCACAGCGCCAGACAGAAACCTCAAAAGGGGCCGCCGATGTTCAGCAAAACGTTTCCCGTATGCCTGGCAGCGCTGTTGACAACGAGCTGCGCTCAGACTGGCTTAACAAGAATTGAAGTCGTGGACACTGCCTGTAACTGGGTAAAGCCTATCCTGGTGACTGAGGCTGACATCATGACGATGGATGAGCGCACCAAGCGGGCCATCCTCACGCACAACAAGACATGGAAAGCTAACTGCCAGCAGGAAGCGAAATGAGCGCCTATCAGATTTACAACATCTTCTCAGGTATCTGCATTGGCGCCCTCATCGCAACGTGGGTCGGATTCTGGATTCACCAGCGGCAGGAGCGCCGGCACCGCGGTGAATTAACCAGGCTGCAAGAGCGAATCGTGGCCGAAGTAAAGCAGAGCATCAGGAAGTAACAGAGCCTCGCAACAGCGGGGCTTTTTTGTACCTGCAGTAAATCATGCGCCATGCCCGGCGCACTACATACACAGAGCCTTTCAGGAATCAGCTTCGGAGATAACCGTTATAAGCGGCGGCTTCTCTGTGGGCGGTTATCTGGGCAACGAGGCTTATTCGCTAAAAGGTAAGACGCAATGAAAAACTTTGTCGAAAGAGCATCAAGAATAGGGCGGCTTTATTCAGAGTTCCTCCGCACTAAAAGCGGAGAAATGGAAGTGCTGTCTGAGATTGACAAACTATCAGAAGAGTTAAGAGAGTCCGGGTGCGTTAACGCGGGGTTCTTTGATGCTCTGCTTCGCCAGGGGTTCATGTTTGACCTCATGGCAGCAAATAAAGAAAGGGCAACAGGGGCTCCTCATGTTTACGTTCTTCATGCAAGAGATAGCGGGCTTACAAAAATAGGCTTTAGCACGAGAGTTGAAAAGCGCGTGTCTGAATTATCAAACATGAGCGGAGCGAGACTCAAACTGATAGCTAAGATACCGGCCAACAGGTGCTTGGAAACCGAGCTTCACCAAAAGTATGACAGCTTCAGGGCGCATGGTGAATGGTTCAGCTTAAGGGCTGACCAAATTGCTGAGCTGGCATCTTACCCCGGTAATTTGCTGATGAGTCAGTGACCATTACAAGGCTCATTCAAGAGTGGGCCTGATAATGGCTGCCTCATCACTGCTGTGCTGACGGATAGCACCGTTGCGAAGCATTGCGGGTAGTAAAAGATGATTAGTGTAATAGGTAAACTGTCAATCCCGTTATTTTTTTCGGGTGTATCATTAAGCCGGAAAAATAAACGAGAGAATCAGATGCCTAAGTACTATTATCTTGCAAAATTTACACAGCAAACAGTTAGCTACCGTATTCATTCTCAAGGGTGCATATTACTTCCTGTAATGAAAGACCGTCATTTCTTGGGATCCTTTTATCATGAAGGTGACGCAGTGAAAGTATCCAGAATGCGCATTCCGGGTTCTATTCCGTGCCCCGACTGTTTTGATAATCCGATGAAATATAGAAAGAAAATTTAACCGCCTCCGGGCGGTTTTTTATTGGAGTGAATGTGCTAGACGCTTACCGCATGACGGACACCATCAAACCCGTTGGATCGCATAAAGGAATGATGACGCACTCAAGGCGAAGAGCCTGACAATGGCAAGCACATCAAGTGGAGATGCAAAGAGCAGCGCCCTGAAGTGCAAAGCTAACGCAAAGGCAAAGCATCCCTAAACGTTGCATGACTACAATGCGCCTATTGTCCTTGGTTATCTGCTTATCAATTTCCTCATAATTATCGGGAGCGAACATCCCGGCTGGATATGGCTTAAGCACGTGCCCGTTTAGGAACATTATCAGTGAGCCCAGTAAGCCAAATACGATCGCTATTGCGCTAACCACTGTGTATGCCATTGCTTTCTACTCCTTCAGTAAAATCTAATTTTAGAGGTTAGTTCTATGGCGACCAATAAAAAAACTGGCCGCCCTTCTGATTATCTACCAGAGGTGGCTGCTGACATCTGTTCACTGCTTGCCGACGGTGAAAGCCTGCGTAAAGTTTGTGAGCGTCCGGGGATGCCAAATAAGGCAACCGTATTCCGCTGGCTTGCACAGCATGAGGAGTTTCGCGACCAATACGCGAAAGCCACTGAGACCCGCGCTGACGCAATTTTCGAAGAGATGTTTGATATTGCCGACAGCGTTGCCGAAGAGGCCGCGGCGGTAGGTAAGGCCCGTCTGCGCATCGATACTCGCAAATGGGCTTTGTCTCGCATGAACCCGAAGAAATACGGCGACAAAGTCAGTCAGGAAATCGACCACAAATCATCTGATGGCAGCATGGCGACCAAGCCAACAACTATCCAGCTGCTGCCTGTTGAGCCAAAGCCATGAGTGAAACCGCCCAGCTGCCCATCCCTGCCAAGCTCGCTCCACTGTTTACTGCAACTGGTAAGCGCTATCGCTGCTCACATGGTGGACGCGGTAGTGCCAAGACACGCACCTTTGCCCTGATGACAGCCGTCAAAGCGTATCAGGCCATGATGAACGGTGAGAGCGGGGTAATCCTGTGCGCACGCGAATTCATGAACTCGCTGGAAGAGTCGAGCATGCAGGAGGTTAAGCAGGCGATCCTTTCGGTGCCATGGCTGGCGGCTAATTTTGACATCGGTGAAAACTACATCCGGACAACAGACAGAAGCGTTCGCTACGTATTTGCTGGCCTGCGGCACAACCTTGACAGTATCAAGTCCAAAGCACGCATTCTGCTGTGCTGGGTAGATGAGGCTGAATCAGTCAGCGAAACAGCCTGGACGAAGCTCACTCCGACCGTCCGTGAAGAGGATTCGGAAATATGGGTGACGTGGAACCCGGAGCGCGACGGCAGCGCTACTGACAAACGCTTTCGCAAAGAGGCCGGTGACGACTGCATTACCGTCGAGATGAATTACACGGATAACCCATGGTTTCCTGATGTGCTGGAAGGTGAGCGGCTTAATGACCAGCGCCGTCTTGACCCGGCAACTTATGCCTGGGTGTGGGAAGGCGCTTATCTGGAGAACTCCGATAAGCAGGTGCTGGCCGGTAAATACCGTGTCGCTGAATTCTCTGACGTATTGTGGAAAGAGGCTGAGCGTTTATTCTTTGGCGCAGACTTCGGTTTTGCAAAGGACCCGAATACGCTGACACGTTCGTTCATTCTGCATAACCGGCTCTATATAGAGCATGAGGCATACGGGCAGCAGACAGAGTTGGACCACATGCCAGCACTTTACGACACGATACCCGGCTCACGCGAATGGCCCATCAAAGCAGACTCTGCACGCCCGGAAACAATCAGCTACCTCAAGCGTCAGGGCTTCAATATCTCAGCTGCTGAAAAGTGGCAGGGTAGCGTTGAGGATGGTATCGCCCATCTTCGCGGCTTTGATGAGATCATTATCCATCCCCGCTGCAAGAACGTGGCACGTGAAGCGCGTATGTGGTCATACAAAACTGACCGCATTACCGGCGAGGTGCTGCCAAAGTTGGCGGATGGTGATGAGCACTGCTGGGATGGCATTCGCTACGGTCTTGATGGTCACATCAAACGAAAAGGGCAGATGGCCGGAATGATGATTCCCAGGAGGTTATTAAAACTCTAAAGATTTACGGATAAATGCCGTTAGGCTTAGTGATGTACTTACAAGGAGATAGTTATGCAGCATCACTTTAAAAATGTCGTTTTTCAACGTATACCCAAGGGCTTCACAGCTGGAAACCTGGTAAAGCTCTCCGATGTATTAGCGAATGGCAAGACAGAATCTGCATTGCTTGAAGCGCTGCAAAAGCAATTCAAAGGCGACACGATAAAGATTAAAAGTTATCAGTAGCCAGCAAGCCACTTCGGTGGCTTTTTTAATGTCTTGAAATCACCAACGGACAAACCATGACTGACAAATTAACGCTCGCCGTCAATCACGCGCTGAATGACGTCAGGCTTGCCCGTGCGCGCGCTATGGCATTCAATCCCGGCATGGGTTTGGATGCAAAGCGTGAAAGCGCGTGGTGCGAATACGGCTTTAAAGACGACCTGACATTTGATGATCTGTACAAACTTTATCGCCGCGGCGGTATCGCTCATGGTGCAGTGAATAAGCTGGTATCGAACTGCTGGAAAACGAATCCTCAGGTGATCGAGGGTGAACAATCCGACGATTCACGCGAGTTAACCGCTTGGGAGAAGGCCAGTAATCAGGTCTTCACTCACCGATTCTGGCGAACCTTCGCCAAAGCTGACACGCGTCGCCTTGTTGGTCGCTGGGCTGGCATCCTCCTGCACATCAGGGACAGCAAAAGCTGGGACCAGCCTGTCATCAAAGGTAAGGCGCTCCAGAAGATTACGCCGGTGTGGGCCAGTGCACTGAAGGTTGGTAGCCGTGATCACAATGGCGCCATCATGATGTGGCAGTACAACGAATCACTATCTGACGGAAGCACGGCGCAACGCGACATCCATCCTGATCGCTTGCTGATTATCGGTGATATGTCCGATGATGAAATCGGCTTTCTTGAGCCGGGATATAACGCCTGCGTTAGCTTGGAAAAAGTTGAAGGTGGTTCGGGAGAGTCCTTCCTGAAGAACGCCGCCCGCCAGCTTAATATCAACTTCGACAAAGAAATCGAATTCAGCAATCTGGCATCACTGTATGGCGTTAGCGTGGATGAGCTGCAAGCCCGGTTTGATGAGGTTGCGGTCGAGGTTAACCGTGGCAATGACACCACGCTGACAACTCAGGGCGCGACTGTTACGCCGCTGGTATCTGCCGTCGCTGATCCATCGCCAACGTATGACGTGAACCTGAAAACATTCAGCTCATCAGTGGACATGCCATCGCGCATCATCGTTGGTAATCAGTCAGGTGAGCGAGCCAGCACTGAAGACCAGATTTACTTTAATGGCCGCTGTCAGTCACGCCGTGGCGACCTGTCGTTCGATATTGAGGACATGGTCGACAAGCTTATCTACCTGCAGATCATCAAGCCGGTCACAAAGTTCAGCATTGTCTGGGATGAGCTCAACGAGCAATCCCCGTCCGACAAGCTGGATAGCGCCACCAAAATGAGCAACATCAATCAGACCTCACTTGCGTCAGGTGAGCAGGTCTTCACGGTTGATGAAATCCGCGTTGCTGCTGGTTATGAGCCGGGCGGCAGCGAACCATTGCCGGAGATTGATGATGGCGAAGAGGACGAAAACGCCCAAGCCGGCGATACTGCCCAGCAATAAGCAGGACCCTACAGGCATTGATAGGCTGGAGCGCAAGGCGATGAAAGATTTTGCCAGCCGCATGAAACGAATCGGCAAAGCTTATATAGCTGCCCTTGACCGCTTTCCCGCAACTCTTGCCGTTAATGCCAGCTACGAATACCAGCTCGACCCTCTGATTCTCAACATGGCCCTCAATGATGCCAGCGTGCTGACGGACTCCGTTCTTCTTGAAGGCGGTCAGAATCAGAACTGGTTCACTGAGGCTTATATCGAGGCAGCTGTAGTGCGGGGAACAGCGCAGGCATTCGCAAACCTTTCTCAGCAGTCAGCAACTTATCTTGCTGAGCGTCAATCACTTCAGTCTCTTTTGCTCAGTGAGCCTTACCAGCGTCGGATGTCGCTGGTTTATGCGCGAGAATTTGAAGAGATGAAAGGCCTCTCTGCTGAGACAAAGCGCAATATGGCTCGCGTACTGACTGATGGTATGGGCCGTGGACTGCATCCAGTCGTGGTGGCACGCAACCTGCGCAATCAGGCGGGAATTGAGTCGCGCAGAGCAAACACTATCGCCAGAACAGAGCTGACCACAGCGCTGCGCAGGGCCAGATGGGATGAAGCTGATGAGGCAAAGAAAGACCTCGGGCTGAATATCAGGCTACTGCACTTTTCGGCGCTCAGCCCCACGACACGGCAGACTCACGCGGCACGGCATACCCACCTCTACACCGTTGAAGAGGTCCGGGAGTGGTATGCGATCGGAGCAAATGCAATCAACTGCAAGTGCTCGCAGGTTGAAGTGCTGGTGGATGAAAAAGGCCAGCCGCTTAACCCCAGAGTTGTCGAACTGGCGCAGAAAGAATTCCGGCAGTGGAAAGGCATTGCTGCCAACACATCACGCTGCGGCTGCTCCACGAGGCGGGCCGCTTAATCGAGAGATTTCCACATGACTATGCAAGTCAATGTCACTACAAAGGTGAACAGCCAGGCTATTCGCCGGGAAACTTATAACGGTCGCCCGCACCTGATTCTGCCCAGCTACACGCTGCCGGCTAACGTGGTGATGAACGGTGGGCTGTATTCCGCTGCTGAAATCGATGCTCACTATCAGGGTCTGGAAGGAACGCTGGCGCCGCTCGGGCACCCTACAGTCAATGGTGAGTTCGTTTCTGCTTTCTCGCCAGAAGGCATTAACGCCGGACACATCGGCGCATGGAACCGCAACGTCAAAAAGTCTGGTAACCGCGTTTATGCGGAAAAGTGGGTAGACACCACTATTGCAAATCAGAGCGAAGGCGGGCGTGAGTTGCTTGAGCGTGTGGCTGCCATTGAGCGCGGCGAAGACGTGCCGCCTATTCACACCAGTGTTGCCGTATTTCTCGACCAGATCGAAGCGAACGCGGAGCAGAAGGCGCAAGGCATTGAGTGGGTCGCGAAGATTAACGCAATGGATCACGACGCAATTCTGCTGCATGAAGTCGGAGCAGCGCAGCCTGAGCAGGGTGTCGGTCTGATGGTTAACGCTGACCAGGCTAAAACCCTTAAAGCCAATTCCGGCGCGCTGATTGGGGAATCATACCGTGAGCGCGAGCGTCGCCTTGAGCAGGCCGCCCGGGACAAGTTTGCTACCGGCCCTGAAGACTATGCGTGGATTGCTGACTTCACCAACTCTCAGGCGATTGTTATCCGTAATGGCGGCGACGCGCAGGTATACGGTTACAGCAGCGAAGCCGGGAAAATCACTTTCGATGACTCCGGTTCAAAAGTAACCCGGCAGGAATCATGGGTGGCAATTGCCGCTAACAAATTCAAATCACTTTTCACTCCGCAGGATGCTCCTGCAACAAACCACCAAACGGAGGGCGATATGCCTTTAACCAAAGAAGAACTGGAACAGATCGGCACTATCGTCAGCGGCGCCATCGCTGCAAATAACGAAGCGTCACTGAAGCCAATCACTGATGCGCTGGCAGGCATTCAGGCAAATCAGAAAACGTTGTCAGATTCACTGACTGCCAACTCCCGCGCAGAAGAGAAAACCAAACGTGATGCTGTTGCTGCAGCTCATGGCGAAATCGTCGCTAATGCTCTGTCAGGTGAAGCGCTGGACGCAATGTTTAAGTCTCTGGGTGAAGCCACCCATATCGGCACCAACAGTGCCAAAAACCCACCCGTGACCGGCGCACCGGATCCGGCTGCTTACTTCGGAGGTGCTGCGTAATGGCACGTTATCGTCGCGTTAATATCGACGGTCAGTCTCTGTACAAGACCGCAACCCGCGTTACTGCTGCAGCACTGCTGCCGGGTACCGCGGCTGTCATCAATAACGACAATGAGTTTACTCAGGCTACTGCGCTGGCTGGTCGCCTCTACATCATCGACGTTGCATTCCATCAGGGCCTGAAAATTACTGAGGCTGTGCCGGCGGGTGATTCTGCCGTGGGTAATTATGTCGAAGAGGGTCGCGAGCTGGCGCTGCTGTGTGCTGCAGGTACCTATGGCAAAGACGACCCGATCAAGCTGGGTGCGGATGGTCAGTTCACCAAAGCTACCGATGACGCCGACTCGGTGATCGGCTACAGCCAGGACGAAGCCACCATTGCGGCTAACAGTACCGACTTCATCCGCGTACGCATGCGCGTTGGCACCGTTGCCGAAGCAACTGGCGCTTAATCAGGAGAAACAGAATGTATTTTACCCGTGAAACACTGGCTGCTAACAGCCGCCTGCGCGGACACTGGAATGAGCTGTGGGCTAACCGTGACATCTTCAACGCTCAGCACGATATGATGGTTAACGCGTTCCGCACGCGCATGACGCATTAAATGCTGGCAGCGAATGCCATCGGCGGCTTTACCCGCGAGTTCTGGGCTGAGATTGACCGTCAGATCATCCAGATGCGCGATCAGGAAATTGGCATGGAAATCGTCAACGACCTGATGGGCGTGCAGACCGTTCTGCCCATCGGCAAAACCGCGAAACTGTATAACGTTTCTGGCGATATCGCCGACGACGTGTCGATCAGCATTGATGGTCAGGCGCCGTACTCATTCGACCACACGGAATTCGGTTCTGATGGCGACCCGATCCCGGTATTCACTGCCGGTTACGGCGTCAATTGGCGTCACGCTGCTGGCCTGAGCACTGTCGGTATCGATCTGGCTCTGGAATCGCAGTCAGCGAAGATGCGCAAATTCCATAAGAAGCGCGTTAACTTCTACCTGAATGGCGACTCCAGCATCGTGGTTGATGGTCTGCCGGCGCAGGGCATGAAGAACCACCGCAACACGCAGAAAATCAACCTGGGCAGCGGTGCTGGCGGCGCTAACATCGATCTTACCACTGCAAACCCGGCACAGTTGCTGGCGTTCTTCGGTCCGACCGGCCCGTTTGGTCTGACAGCACGCACCAACAAGGTAACCGCTTACGACAAGCTCTGGCTGAGCCCTGAAATCATGGCGAACCTGTCCAAGCCATACGTCATTGACGTAAGCGGCGGCAGCAATGCACTGATTGGCGGAACGGTACTGGATGCTATTCGGAAGTTCATGCCTGTGAAAGACATTCAGATGACTTACGCGCTGTCCGGCAATGAGTTTCTTGCCTATGAGCGTCGTCAGGATGTGATTTCTCCGCTTGTTGGTATGGCTGTTGGTGTTGTGCCACTGCCTCGTCCCATGCCGCAGAGCAATTACAACTTCCAGATCATGTCTGCTGAAGGCTTGCAGATTAAGAAGGACGGCGAAGGCCTGTCCGGTGTGGTCTACGGCGCCAATCTCGCTTAAGGAGCAATGATGGCTGAGAAATATGAAGTAATTAAGCCGTGGCACGGCGTTTCAGTTGGTGATGTGGTCCAGCTGGATAAAGTGCACCCGGCGCTTAAATCCCATGTCCGTAAGCTTTCTGTTAAAGCATCTTCTGAGCTGGTCCCGTCCACGCCCGCTGCTACTTCTGAAAAGCAGGCACGCAAAGAAGCGATCGCCAAACGCCTGGATGAACTCGGCATTGAGTACAAAGGCAATCTCGGTGCTGACAAGCTGGCTGAGCTTTTGCCGGAAGGCGAGTTCGAGAAGCTTTTTCCTGCTGAATAACAGCCGCCGCGATGGCGGTTTTTTTATGCCCTCTGCGGAGGGCTGACTGTTGAGGTGCGCATGATCACCACGGCTCAGGCCAAAGAGTATCTGGATTCGGTTGGCATAGCGCTGCCCGAATTCATTCTTGCCGCACTGGTTGAGCAGGCCAATAGCATACAGGACTGTCTTGATGCGCATTACCCGTCTGCAACCGCATTGCTGATCCAGATGTATCTATTAGGACTGATGGGGCTGGGGCAGGGCGACCGATACGTCAGCTCTCAGTCAGCACCATCTGGTGCCTCAAGGTCATTCAGATATCAGTCTTTTGCAGATCGCTGGTCTGGCTCACTATCCCTGTTGCGAGGTCTGGATAAGTTCGGTTGTGCCACCAGCCTGATCCCTCCCGACCCGGGTAAAAAAGCATTCGGCGGGATATGGATAGGCAAAGGCAGTTGCATGTGTGACAGAGGGAAGCGATGAACTGGCAATCACCTGAAACCAAGCCAAAAGCATTTGAGCGCGTCTGGCTGAAAACGGCAGATGGCCGGCAGACAACCGGGTACGTGAACAGCAGCGGTGAATGGGTGTTTAACTGCAAGCGCATAGCGGCTGAGAAGCCTGCTGTAATCGGCTGGAGGGCCTGACATGTCGTCACTTGCTAACTGGTCATACACCGCGCAGGCGACGGTCTGGAGGCGCTCCGGGGCCAGCAATGATTACGATGACCCGGTGTTTGATGCGCCTGTCGTTATCGCCTGTGATTATCAGGGCGGGCTGGCAAAACGGCTGGGTGACATTGGTACGGAGCGGGTGGTCAAAAATACGATCTGGACCGAGTATGCGCTGGCTGATACAGGCGATTACATCCTGATAGGCGTCTCTGCAAAGCCTGACCCGATCGCAGCAGGCGCGGATGAGGTGATGCAGGCCATCCGCTACGCAGATACCTTTGAGCGGCTTGCTGACGACTTTGCCATCATAACCGGAGCATAACCATGGGCGTGAAAGTGAAGGGCGTGAGCAAGGTCAGCCGGAACGTTAATCGGGCTATCGATAGCATTCAGGATCGGCGCGTCATACGTGCACTGACAGGGGCGATGATTGTTGGTGCGGCGCAGGCGACACTTTATACCCCAATCGACACCTCGTATCTGCTGAACAGCCAGTTCCGGGAGATTGTCGTCAATGGCGCGCTGATAACCGGCAGAGTGGGCTATACGGCGAGTTATGCCGCTTACGTACATGACCCGGCCATTCCTCAGCGCTTCCGCCGGCCAACCGCACAGAAAGAGTTCCTGACGAAAGGCTTTGAAGAAAGTCGGGATGCGATTGCTCGCGTGATCCATAGGGAGATGACGCTTTGACACCTCCTATGCATACGCGAGTACGCGACCTTTTTGCTTCGGCAGGCCTCACTGATGGTTTTGTCACCCAGCTGCTGGTCTGGAAGGATACGGGAAAGCTGACGGATAAATTCCTCGTTTTCCGGCCGAATGGCGGCTCTGCCATCCGTAACGACCTGGGCTCTGAGTATTACGTGCTGGTGGACGTGATCGGCGCGAAGGACGGAAACGGGGCGGCCGATGCGGCTGCGCAGGCGATTACTGACTATGTGCAGCAGAACCCGATGCCGAATGACTGTGTCGGCCATATCGAAAACGTAGGCGGCATGCCTGCACCCGTTCTCACCACTGAAGGAAGGCTGGTTTACCGGCTGCTATTCGCTTGCCTCTATGGAGAGTAAGCAACACCCACTCAAACAAGGTCGCCCGGTGCGGCCTTTTTTATTATCTGAAATGAGGTAAGCAATTATGCAAGGTTGCCCAACCGAGAACGGCAAGCTGTTTGGCCGTAACGTTGTGCTGGAAGTAGCGCTCGGCTGCCCGGATACGGTGCCAGCTGAATCAGAATGGAAGGCGCTGGCGGCAGGCACGTCAAAGACGCTGGATTTCTCCCCTAACACCACCAACTCTGACGCTGATGACACCGGCGGCTGGGTGGAAAACCTGACCACCAATGCAGACGGTACCGTGAGCTTTGAAGGTGAGGTCCGTAAACGCGATCGCCTTGACCAGTTTGGTTTCGGTAACTTCGTGAACTACTTCACCACTGAAATCGGCGCCGGCCGCCAGCCAACCATCTGGGTGCGCGTAGAGATCGGCCCGGTTGAGTTTCAGGGCTATATGGTGATCACTGCACTCAGCACTGACGGTGGTACCAATGACATCGTAACGTTCAGCACTGAGTTCAAGGTTGCTGACGGTACCACTGTTAAGGTCACCAAGGTTGAAGACGAAGACACTGTGGCAGTAACCGGCGTGACTGTTTCTCCACAGACCACCTCCGTTGTTGTTGGCGCAACACGTCAGCTAACCGCGACGGTCAGCCCATCAGATGCAACTGACAAATCCGGCGTATGGACGTCTTCCGATCCGACTAAGTTCACTATCAACAGCAGCGGCCTGATTACCGGCGTAGCCGCCGGCACCGGTACCGCTACGTTCACTACCAACGATGGTGCGAAAACGGCGCAAACCGCTGTCACTGTTACCGCTTCCTGATCCATTACAAAGGGCGGTCACGACTGCCCTTGATAATGACCCAGGAGATTTTATGGCCCCGGCAAAAGAAATAGGCGAATGCCTGATTACAGTGGGCGAAGAGGATTACTTCTTCAGGCCCTCATTCGCGAACATGATGAAGATTGGCGAGCCGCAGGAAATCGTTCAGGCGTTTTACGACCTGCACCATGATGAAGTCACGCCACTGCTGCAGCGCGCGCTGCATGCCTACGGTGTTATCCCTGCCTGGCTGAGTGAGCATATTGGCAGAACCAGTTACGGACGGCGCGCATATCAGGCCGCCATGACGGTGCTGTCTGCCTGCTGTGATCGTGACGCATCAAAGCTGACGGGCGAGTATGTTCCCGGCAGAAGCGGCCGGCGGGCGATCATGCTCAGGTCCGGTATTATGGATGCTTTTGCGCTGCTGGCTGTCGGCCAATCGCTGATTACGCACGGCATTATTGGCAAAGCCAAAATCAGGCAGTTGCAGCGCTACGAAACCGGGCAGGCGGTATCTGAGTTCCGGGCCTTCGACTACATTAATGCAGCGCGCAATCACTTCAGCATCTCGCGCACCGAAGCAGAATCACTGACCATGACTGAGTTTCAGTTACTTCTGTCAGCCAAATATCCGGATCAGAAAGGATTTACGCGCGAGGAGTACGACGCGGCCACGGATAAGTATCTCGCCCGACAAGCTAAGAGACGGCAGAAGGCTGAAGCTTAGCGCTGTGACACTTGAATACGCCTCGCAACAGCGGGGCTTTTTTACGCCCGGAGATTAGCAATGGCAGGCACCCTTAACGCTGGCAGCATCGTTTATGAAGTAGACATGGACACAGCCAAACTCCTGGCTGCGCGCCGTGAGGTAGATGCGGCGCTCAATGGCCTGTCTGGAAATATGGGCAGGCTTGAGGCCAGCGTGACACGCACGGAGAGGTCTGTCAGTGCTATGCAGGGCAGCCTTTCCAGCCTGTCGAATGTTGCCAAAGGACTGGCTGCTGCGCTCTCTGTACAGCAGGTTGCAGCATGGGGTAACGAGTGGGTGACAGTTAACAACAAACTCGCCAACTCTGTGCGGGCAACTGAACAACTCGCGGACGTCACTCAGCGCGTATTCGACATCTCACAGAGCACCATGAGTGGCCTGCAGGCAACGGCCACATTATATGGCCGACTGGAGCGCGCCACTCGCAGCGCCGGTACCAGCACAGAAGATCTGATAAAGCTGACGTCCACCATTAATAAAGGCCTGGCGGTTTCCGGCGCGACAACTGAAGAAGCCAGCTCGACTATGGTCCAGCTGTCGCAGGCTCTTGCATCTGGCGTTCTGCGTGGTGAAGAATTTAACTCTATCTCTGAAAACGGCAGCCGTCTGGCTGTCGCACTGGCGGACTCGCTGGGGGTGACTATCGGTCAGCTGCGCGGGATGGCCGCACAGGGCGCGCTGACTACTGAAGTGGTGGTAAATGGACTGCTGAAGCAGGGCGACGCAATTGCAAAAGAGTTTGCGAACACCACCATGACCATGGGGCAGGCGTTTACCGTTGCCACCAATAACATCACAAAGTTTGTAGGTGAGTCCTCTTCTGTCCAGTCAACTATCAACGTTTTCAATACCGGCATTGTTTCGCTCAGCCAGAATCTTGATGCGATAGGCGGCGTGCTGGCAACTGTCGCCACGATAATGGGAAGCCGTTTTGTTGGCGCCCTTACTATGGCAACCACTGAGAAAGTCAGAAAGGTCATAGCGACTCGCGAAGAAATAGTTGCTGAAAATCAGGCGGCGCAGGCTGCAGCCAATAAGGCTACCGCCGATCTGCGGGCAGCAGCAGTTGCCAAAGAAAGAGCGCTTGATGAAGTTCGTATCGCCCAGGTCATGCGAAATTCGTCGATCACAGCCGCGAATCTGGCGGCGGCAGAGGTCAGGCTGTCAGCTGCAAGGACTGAGGCGGCCACCCTGACTGACAATTACAATCGGGCGCTGGTGGCAAATGCAGCAGCACAGGATGCAGCCGCTGCTGCGGCAGCACGTGCAAGTCTGGGCGTACGGAATCTGGCTTTCAGGGCGCTCGGGCTGATTGGCGGTCCAGCCGGAGCGGCCATGCTTGCCGGCGCTGCAATTTATTATTTTTATCAGAAAGCGCAACAGGCTAAACAGGAAGCGGTCGACTTTACAGATAAGCTGACCGGGCTTGTGGGCAAGATGAAAGACATGTCTCAGACGCAGATTGCAGCTGAGATTGCCAAATCAGCTCAGGCCATGCGCATACAGTCAGAGATGATTGATGATCAGCGTCAGAAGGTTGATGGCCTGATTGGTGCTGTCGAAAGCTACAAGCGGTCTCAGCGCATATATGGCGAGTCTACCCGCCAGATGGAGAATATGCGTGATGCACAGGAAAGGCTGGCAATTGAGCAGGGCAAGCTCGAGGAGATGGAAAGCCGTTACAGCAAGACCAAGAACCTCACCAGCATACTCCAGGCGCAATACAACGGCGTTTTTGAGCAGGGCATCGATCTGTTAAAGCGTGATGGGCATGAGGCCGGAGTAGCATCGGGACTGATGAACCAGCTGGGGAATTCAATAAATTTCGCTGCAAAAGCAAAAGAGAAGTTCAACGCTTCAAGCCTGCAGGTGCAGCGTCCGGCAAAGGTGCAGGACTACCTCGATAAGCTGCTCGAACAGGTAGAGATTGAAGGTGAGATTGATGCGCGCAAGCGCTCCCAGTTGAAAGCCGAAAAAGAAATTCGTGCTCTGGGCGGCGATGATGCTGCAGTCAACCTGGCACGCCAGCGAGCTGGCGCCGAATATGACGCACAGCAGGCACAGCGCGATCTGAAGAAGGAAACCAGCGCTGCAGCCAGTGAGCAGAAAAAAGCAGCCAGTCAGGCGGAAAGCATTGCGCAGAAACTGGCGAACCTTAAGCAGCAGTCAGAGCTTGCCGGAGAGAGCACAAAAGAACTGAGCCGGGAGCAGGCCATCCTGACCGCGCAGCAGTCTCTGGGCAAGGGTGCTACGGAGGCCCAGATCGCTCAGGCAGGCGAATACGCGGCCCGCAAGTGGGATGTGGCTAATGCAATCAAGGCTCAGGCTGCGGCTGAAAAGCTGTTGCCTGAATCGCGTGAGAATGCGAGCTACAAGCAGGACCAGGCAGATTTGAATGCAGCCTTGAGCGCCAAAAAAATCACCCAAGAGCAGTACAACGCTACGGCTGAAAAGCTGGAGCAGGATCACCAGGCGAAAATGGCGCAAATACGTGCTGACCAGGCCGTCACCCCGCAACAGCAGTCAGCCGGAACGGTAGACCCGGTACAGGCGCTGACAAATGAGCATGCGCGCAAGCTCGCCCTGATACAGCAGTTTGAGCAGCAAAAGACGCTGACGGAGCAGCAGGGGCTGGCGCTGCGCAATGCGGCTAACACTGAGTACGAGCAGAAGCGGGTGGCGGCACAGTGGGAAATCTGGCGAAACCAGAGCGCGGGCAATGAGGCGCTGGCTGCCTCTTTCGATGCGCTGGCCGGCAATGCCTCAAATGCACTCACCGGTATTATCACCGGCAGCATGTCTGCTGAAGAGGCGATGCGATCGATAGGCAGTACCGTCCTGAATAGTTTGGTTAATACATTTGTGCAGATGGGCGTTGAGTGGGTCAAATCTGCAATCATGGGACAGGCGGCGCAGACAGCGGCAATCGGCACGGTAACGGCTGTGCAGACAGCCGCAACTGCGACCCAAACGGCCACCAGCGTGGCTGCAGCGGCAACGACTACTGCAGCATGGACACCTGCCGCGCTGCTTGCGTCAATTGCTTCGATGGGTACCGCGGCTGCAATCGGCCTTGGCGCCGTCGCAGGCATTGTTGGAATGAGCCTGCTCGGGAAAAGGAAGAATGGCGGGCCGGTCACCGCTGGCGGTATGTATCAGGTGGGGGAAAGCGGCCTGCCAGAGATATATCAGGCCAGCACCGGCAAGCAGTACATGATACCGGGTGATAACGGTAAGGTGATCAGCAATAAGGATTTGCAGGCATCAGGCGGCGGCGGTGTCGTTATTAACATTCAGAATTACACCTCTGCTTCGGTTGATGCACAGGCAGGCAACGATGGCAAAGGCGGCCTGACCGTAGATGTGATTGTTGCTGACCTGAACAGCGGCGGGCCAATCAGTAATGGCATAACCAGCAACTTTAATGTTAAACGCACGCCAAGGGGGCAGGGCTGATGCCAATTATCGACTATCCCGACTGGCTGCCGCTGGCGCAGAAAGCCAGCAAGAATATGACGCTGGATACCGGATTTCAGTCGGATCAACCGGCGGTGGGTCCGGCCATTTTTCAGCAGATGACAGACGACCTCAAAGTGACCTGGTCACTGACGTGGATATTCACGCTGGCAGAGGAAAGAGCTTTTCAGCAATGGCTCCGCAGCCCCAACTACCTCAATCGCGGCCTGAACTGGTTCCGCATGCGTGTGGATATTGGCGGCAGCGGGCCACAGCTGCAGGAGCTTCACTTCACGCAGATGCCGGTGCAGACCAGCATTGACGGCGGCGTTGTCAGATGGACGGGAACGGTGATCGCCAACCGCCTCAACAATCCTGATGACGACTTTGACGACATTATTGTTGAGCTGCCGCCGCCGTGGGATTCATGGCTGGATATTGTTGTGACCGGTTATCCTGATAATCGCGATCCGGAGTCATTACCGAGGGTTCCCTGATGCCATCACTTCGTGAATACCGTCAGCAACGGCCATCGCGGGCGCTGTATGACACGCTGACCTTTTATCATCCGTCTTTTGGCTACGTCAGGCTGGTGGACAAGCAGTTCTACGATAAGACGCTGGCCGGGGTGACATACCGACCGGCGCGCTTTGAAATAGAGGAAAGTCAGCAGAGCGGAATCCCGGTGATTGACGCAACCGTAAAACTCGGTCGTGTCTCCACTGACGTGAAAACGCAAATGAAGAAATGGCGCGGCGCCACCCGCCTGACGCCTATCGTGGCAACGCGACAGGTATTTGACAGCGGAGATACCTCAGCGCCGATTAAGTCGTGGACGCTGTACGTCAAAACGGTGGATATCGATGCGGAGAGTGCCTCCGTTACGCTGTCCGTTACCAACCCACTCAATAACAATGTTGGCCGCCTCTATGACCCTCGAGAATACACCGGACTGCAGTACCTCTGATTTTATTGCACGTATGATCGGCGTGCCATGGGCGAACCGTGCCTGCACGTCTGATGCCGTGGACTGCTGGGGGCTGGTGGTTCTCTATTACCGGCAGGTGATGGGGATTGAACTGCACCAGACGCCTGACTACGAATCCGGCGCCGACTTCTTTACCTGCTATCAGGGTGACGTGGTTTTCTGGCAGCAGGTGCCGCATCCTGCAGAAAGCGGAATATTCGTTGGCTATACCGGTGCGCAGCCGGCACACGTCGGGCTTATCCTTGGGCGGCAGGCGCTGCACTCGCGCGGCGAAAATGGCAGCGTCAGGCAGGATTCTCTGATGTTAATACAGCGGGCATTCACCAAAGTGGAGTATTTCAGATATGGCGCTGGTTGAGCTGCAGCGATTTCCCGGAACGCCGAAAGAGCGTTACAGGGTGCCTAATGGCACCTTTTTTTATGCCTGGCTGACGGAGAACGATAGCGCGCTGCATCGTGATCTGCTGATCGTGCGCAACGGCGTGAAGCTGGAAGATAACGACGAGCTTGATTTTAAACTGACTGAACTCGATCACGTCCAGATATTCGACCAGCCTAAAGGCGTCGTAGGCGACATCCTGAGCCCGATATTCAAGGTGGTAGGGCAGGTATTTTCGTTTCTGATGCCAAAGCCGGCCATTGCCAATACCGGCGGCAATTCGGTGGATTCGCCTAACAACTCCCTGACCGGCCAGACCAACACCGCGCGCGTTTATAAGGCCAAGCCGGACATTTACGGTCAGGTGCGATCGTTCCCTGACCTGATTCAGGAGTCGGTGTTTGAGTATGTCACGCAGAACGTAAAGAGCGGCGGCCTTAAGTATGTCACCGAGTGGATGTGTATCGGCATCGGGAGCTATGACTACGACTCTGTGCGCTATTCAGAATCCAGTCTCGGATCGCTTGCCGGCGCGGAGTACCAGATTTATCAGCCGGGGCAGGTTATACCCGAGATTGTAGAGGGCTACGGCTTTGATGATGTGGACGGGCAGGAGGTGCCCGGCCAGAACGAAGCCAGTGACTTCCCGATCCAGTCAGCCACCGCCAGGAAGATGGTCAGCGGCAGCTATTCCGGCGGCCAGATGGCGATTAAAATCGTCAAACAGGCGGAGTTCGACTACTTCAAAAACCTGGTTCTGCCGCATGCAGTGACATTTATCATCAACGTGACGTACAGCACCGCATCAGGAAACGTCACTACAGACGCCACCTACTCCGGAACGCTGATATCTGCAGTTGAAACAACAGACGGCGCTACAACCAATCCGGTTCGCTGGTACACGTTTACCTTCAGCCAGCTGGAAGGCCCGCAGGACATTCCGGCCAGCGCCACAATCAACACGTCTAAATTCGTGCTGAACGACAATGAAGCGCTGGTGGTGGGGCCGTTTTTCTCTCCGGTTGCATCAAGCCAGCTGTGGTTGCACACGCAGTCCAGCCTGGGCGGAAAGAAAGAGACCAACTGGAAGGTGGTGATCTGGAAGATTAATGATGACTACTCGCAGATACCTGGCACCACCCAGACGTTCACGTACAGGCAGCCCACACCTCACCAGTCAACCAGCGAAGTGTTTTACCGCACAGACAAGCTGACGCCAGCGGCAGGATTTGGAAAGTATGCCGTCAGCCTCCAGCGTACGGACAACTCCAGCGATGCTTCTATCCTGAAGGTGGAAGAGATTCACAGCATCAACGTGCGGCGCAATGTAGTGCATCCTGACGATACGCTGGTGCGGGTCAAGGTCAGGGCCACAGAGAACGCGCTGGGCAGCCGGGAGCGAAAATATAACCTGCTGGCCACGCGCAAAACCATCAGCTACAACCTCGACACTCGGGCAGTTGATTACACGCTGCGCGCCTCCCGATCATTTGCTGACGCCGTTGCACATCAGTGGCTAATTATCGGCGGACAGCCGGTCAGCAGTATTGACCTTTACGGGCTGTACGCCATCGCAGAGGCATTGCCGGATGCGCGACTGGGATATTTTGACTACACGTTTGACGATGAAAACGACTCGCTTGGGGACCGCGTTCAGGCCATCTGTAATGCCGCCAGCGTCATCGCGTTTATGGATGACAACGTGCTGACGTTCACACGCGATCAGCGCGTGGCGAACCCGGCAGCCGTTTTTAACCGCGCCAACATGAAAACGGATGAGTACAAAATAACGTATGAAGCCACGCTTCCCGGCGGCTATGACGGCGTGCAGGTCTCCTACGTACATCCGGTCACAAACAATAAGACGTACATCAACTACCGCATACTGAACGGCGCTATCACTGAGCAGGAGGCTGAAAATCCAAACAAGATGGAAATTGTCGGATTCCGCAATGATTTTCAGGCACGCGAACGGGCGCTGCGTGAAACAAAGCGCCTGATGTACTCCCGCGCCCGGATGAATGCCAAAGTGTTTGAGGACGGTATTATTCAGGTAGGCAGCGTTATCCAGATGCCAGACATCTACGACAGTAACGAGCAACAGGGATACATCACTGGTCGCAGCGGCAATGCGTTTGACACCAGCGAGCCAGTGAATTTTACCGGAGATATGTTTGTGTTGGTAACGGACAGCCTGGGCAACCCGACAAGGCGTTATCCTGCTACTCCTCGCAGCGACACCCGCTATGGCTTTGTGGCCGCAATCCCGGACATTCAACTCAACATCTGGAACGGTGATACGGTTCAGTTACCTTCGCGATACCTGATAGCCACAGTAGCTGAAATGGATGCACAGCTCTGGACGGTGAATAGTATCAAGCCTAACTCAGACAGCACGGTTTCACTGACCTTAGCCGAATATAGCGATCTGATTTACTCCTGACAAAACCCTATTTAAAACTCAGGCCAGCCTTAGCGCTGGCCTTTTTTATGGAAAAAATATGACTACACAGCCAACACAAGACCCGGTAGCAAGTGAATCACCACGTGATCTGAAATATAACGCCGGCAAGATTGACGAGTTCGTTACGTCTTTAGCCCTGCGCTATACCGATCGCTTCGGGTACCAGCACTACACCATTGAAGGCCTGCGGCAGCTGGCGGAGGAAGCCATCAGTGGCTTTGGCTGGATCCTCAAAGAATCCTTTGAGGATGGAGCGACATTAACACTGCCTAATGAAGCGCTTCTCTGGCGTTCAAATGGTGAGTATTACCGCTGGTCAGGCGCCTTACCTAAAATTGTTCCGGCAGGCTCCACACCGGAAAGCTCTGGTGGTATCGGGAAGGGGGCATGGATTGGAATCGGTGATGCTGCACTTAAAACTATGCTGGCCTCATCTGCCGGCGCCAGCATGATTGGAATGGCGTCGGGCGGTACACTTCAACAGATTATTCATTATGTTACGCCTGAGCAGTTTGGCGCGATCGGAGATGGCAAAGCACACCCATTATCAGAACGGTATGGCACACTGGCTGCAGCCCAGGCGGTATATCCTTTTGTTACGGCGCTTACGCAGACTATCGACTGGGCTGCGTGCCAGAAAGCAGATAATAAATCACGCGGTAAGACCGTTGTTCGCTGTGCCCCCTTTGCCAGATACCATTTTGGAGATAGCGATTATCTGGAGTTAGGAACTAACAGTAAGTGGTTCGGCGGTATAAACGTAAACCGCGATGCGGGCGGTACGCGAATGATACGAACCACTCCTTCAACCAAACCAGCTTTCGGTCAGGATTGTGTTGTACGGGTAATGGATGCAGCGAAGGCGGGTAGCGCTGATGAGTTTGTTCGCGGAATTGTTTTTGACGGATTTATTCTCGACAGAGGTACAGGGCGCAGGGCAGCGAGTAAGGGGCTAGGGACGTTCTGTTTCCATGCAAACTATGGTATGGGGATGACACTTGGCCTTGTAGCGTTCGGAGCCGAATATGGTGTATATGGATATAGCTTCTGGGCAAGTACTGGATGGCTGAAAATTGACAGTTGTCATAAAGCGTTCTGGGCTGATGCGGCTACGCTAACGCCGGAAAATACGTCTGTTCTTCCTGGAGCAGTAAATACCACTTTTGATTTTGATGTGCGGATCGATGCGTGCGTATTCGGCTTAGTGCTTAACCGTGTGAAATATTCTAAGTTCACCGGTTACATTGAAGGAATTGCTGCCAGCAACGCTTCTGTTCCTTTCCCTATATACGACAGCACGAACGAAACAGCCATTGCGATCACGGCTATACGCTGCGACAGCGTAGATGTTACGCAGATGGGGATTGAATACTGGGAAGGAGTGCACGTTTATGCAAACGAGTCAACCGTAAGCGTAAACATGTCGTGGACGCAAGATAAAGTCCTGAAAAACACAACGGGAAAGCACGGGCCGTATCAAGCAATGGCCTCAATCACAGGCAATGCAGAGTTGTTCACTCTTCCTTCGACTAATAATAGCTATTATTATTCCGTGAATAAGGCGCTTCTAACGCTCCGGAACATGACTGGTGATATGTCAGCAACATCTTTTGCTAGCACATACTTAGTGACCGTTGATTCAAACGCCAGATTCCTTATGATGAATACAGGGGTCTACTTTGGGTCGTCGCGCTTGATTGCTCCTGCTAATTGGACAAATATTGAATGCATCAATGATCCATTTATGCCTAATTATCTTGTTCCTGAAGGTTATCGATATGAGGGTAGGGGATTTTGTACGGCTACCGGATGGGCAACCAAAGCCATTAATGCTGGAGATGGTAAGGTGACTCTAGCTTATGGGAGCGAAATACCGACTGGATGGGAAATCATTGACTGGACCGTGCACGTTATAACTGGAAATCAGACGCAATCATCTTCTATTGGAATATCATCTATTTCTCCGAATTCGGTAACATTTCAAACCAATGTTACAAGTGCTGGATTTAGCATTCAGTACAAGCTTAGATTGAAGGTTACCAAATAAAAAGTTAAGCCCCTTTCGGGGCTTTTTTCAAAGGCCTGTATTTATTCCATTATTATATACCAAGAACAACATTCCCTGATATGTCAAGATATCATCCGGTTTACCTAGCTTGCTTTCGACGCCATTACGACACAGCTCCAGGTCAGGGCATTGATCTCCAGTTTTCCCTTCTTTGAGAGAAATGAATTGCCTTTTTGGCTTTCCTTCAATAAAAGAAGGGGTGTGCCAGAACTTCATTGTTTGAACGCGAGCGTCTTTGAAGTTAACTACGCCTGTTTTTTTATGGAAATACACAGGGGTTATATGTATATCTCCACCAGACAACCAATTCACACCCATATTCATGCCCCAGAAGCTTCCATATCCGTAGTGTAAGTCGTTTCTTTCCAAGAAAGATATGTAGTCTCCCACCGGATTTTTGCCAAGTTTATACTCAACATTGGCGGACGCATAAGAGTACAAGCAAGTTGCAAGACTTAGAATAATAGGGGCCATCATCAATCTGTTTTTGAAAGATGACGCTAAACAACATATTATAATAACCATTGGAACTATATTAAGATAAAAGCGTTGGTGAGGTGTTTGATCCCCTATTATAGATGAAGAATATATGCCCATGATTGAAAGTAATGCAAATATAGAAATGTATCTTACTACTCCACCTTCCAAAATGCACATTAATGCTGCATAAGCTACAACTATTACCCACACTATAAAAATAAAGTATCCGAAAGGACCATAAGATATGGTTGATATAGGAAGAATTTTGCTAGTTATTATTGCTGCCAGCTTCAGATTTTCAAACATTGTAGGCAGGTCTGCCAGCGCAAAGGAATGAATTGGAAGGCCAAGAACCTTTTGTACTATGTTGGACGCAGCTATGAGGAAAAATAATGCATAGACAACTATATTGACTTTGTTCCTTCTGCCGCAAGCTAAAGCAATGACTTCAGTAATAATTACAGGTAGAAAGAATGATGCCAACAACCAAGGGTCAGAGATGCTTGCCAGCAATGACAGTACTGAGATCGCTAAGGATAAAAATATTGAATTATTTCTTAGGGTAGTAATGTACAGGGAGAATATCACAAAGCCATATGCATTTGTGGAATTATGAGAGAATGGGTGGGAAAAATATCCATTCCTATACAAGTCCGGAGAGATGCAAGTAATTGCAAGTATCGCTAACAACCCATATTTGTTTCCGCAATGTCTCCTGACTGTTTCAGATACGCATACGCTGATTATGAATATAAACAATGCGCTAGAAATTACCAAGGGCTGAAGTCCATCATCTCCCAATAAAAAGAATATAGCAAAATTCACTGGGTAAACAGTAAAGTACCAATTGTCGAACGTAGGCTGCCACTGATTAAATGCATCCCACCCTCTTTCAAGAAATGCTCTCCAGACAATAGGGCTGTTTGCTGCGTCTGCATCACCAGACCATAGATAGCTATGTCTTGATGTTAGATAAAGAGATACGCAAAAAGATATTGCGTAGAAAATTATCCACATCCCGCGAATGTTGCTTATTTTTTTCATTACTTGTTATCCATTTTAATTAAATAACGTGGCCTCTTCTTACTTTCCACGTAAATCCTTCCAATATATTCACCCAACACTCCTATCCCAATGAGCTGTACGCCCCCGAGGAACAGGATAGACACCAGGATAGATGGGTATCCCCTGACTGGATTGCCGAACACCAGTGTGTCGAAGATCATCCACGCACCGTAAAGGAACGAGGCTGCAGCGACGAACAGGCCGATATAGGTCCACATGCGCAGTGGAAAGGTAGAGAAGCTGGTAATCCCCTCCAGAGCCAGATTCCAAAGCTTCCAGCCATTAAACTTTGATGTGCCAGCTACACGTTCCGCACGTGTGTACTCGACCACATCAACGCGTCCGCCCACCCATGACAGGATGCCCTTCATGAACAGGTTACGTTCCGGAAGCAGCTTGATGTGCTCCACTGTTTCCCGGGACATGAGACGGAAGTCACCGACATTCTCTTCAATAGTGGGGGAGCTGATTTTGTTGTGCAGCCGATAGAACCACTCCGCTGTTTTGCGCTTCAGGTGGCCGTCAGTGCTCCGATCTGCACGCTTCGCCAGGACAACATCAGCACCGGCTTGCCAGCGCTCGATCAGCTGCGGAATGACATCTATCGGGTCCTGCAGGTCAACATCGATAGGCACCACTGCGTCACCGGTAGCGTGCTCAAGGCCTGCGAAAAGCGCTGGCTCTTTGCCAAAGTTGCGCGTGAATGACAGCGCTTTAACCAGCGGGTCTGACACCGAAAGAGCATTGATTATCCCCTCAGTGGCATCTTTGCTGCCGTCGTTGATGAATACAATCTCTACCTCATACGCGGTTAGTTCCCTGCGCACTTCCTGATAGAAAATTGGTATCGCGTCCTCTTCATTGAAGACGGGCACCACGAGGGATATCTTCATTTTGCTTCCCTGAAAACGATGTACCGTGAATAGATAAAGCCGCAGAACAGGCTTATTGCGGAGAATGCTACGAGAGTAACCAATGGTGGCAATCCTGACTTGTCAGCCGCCCAGCCAACAGCGGAAGCCAGTGACCCCATAAAGGCGACGTAAATCATATAACGCAGGGTTGTTGTTTCAGCGTTAAACGTCCAGCGGGCATTTGCAAAGAAGGAGAACGTTACTGCCACGCAAAATGCGCCGAAATTTGCCAGTGACTGAGTGGCATCTGAGGTACAGAGGATCAGATAAAAAACCGCCCAGTGTATTGCCGTGTTCAATACACCAATGCTGACGTAACGCGAAAATAGTTTGAGCATAACTGTTAGCTTAAATTAAGAATTTCCCGATCTTAACGTTAACTGCACATATGGCAACAGGCCTTTTCGGATATCTTGACAAAAACTTACGAAAGCTTAGCGTCGATGAATTCAGAGCCAGCTCAGGCTGTCATAACTGTGGCTTTTACTTGTGCCATGGCATCTTAGAAACCATACTGCGTGCAAATTTTCTCTACGCCAGGTGAGATATGGTTTCCTTAATTGTGATGGCAACGCGACTCGCAGGGCTGGTATCAGCAATTGTCCTGCTTATGATTGCTATAGGTAGCATTAAGTATGATAGCAGCACAGTGCTTGTCAGCTGCATAGGTGTGGGCTTATGGGCATGGTGTGAATATGACGAGCGAAAAGCGAAAGGTAAGTAAGCTCATAAAAAAGCCCCGGCGACGGGGCAATCCTGTACCTCGCCGATCTGAGCAGGCTACGGGGTGGCAGAATTGTCTATGGGCATGAATAAAACAGGCACAAAAAACCCGGCTTCTAGGCCGGGTAATATTACTCAGAGGTCGGCAAACCTACATCTTCGGCGCTTACTGAACCTCGACAAAGTGCGTGAAATTTTCTAGCATCCATTCCAGCTTGTCTGGCCATTGATTTTATCAAATCCCTTGAAAAAGGAGCATGATGCTTATCAACAGTCACAACCCACTTTGTGTTATCGCCATACCTGATCCATTGCTCATGAGATGTACCGGTTTTTGGCTTCATTTCAAAACCTAAAGCTTTTAGCCCTGCGATAACTTCACTGTACTTCAGTGGTGTTAACTTTTTAGCGAAGAGCATGCTCTGAACCTCTAAACAGGGGTGTTACAAGGTTCATTGAAAAGGGTTGCTTGATCCTGCTTGCGACAGAACATAATCGCGGCTATGTACCAATACTTGAGCCATAAAGATATGGGCGCCTTCCGCCCACGCAGCAATTGGCGAGCATACTTTGGCTCTGCTTTAGCTTCTTCGACCAAAGAGTGCATCTGCTCTTCCAGCTTCAATTTTGCTTCTTTCAGAGTGTCGCCCTGCGCCGCTAAAGACCAATCTAGACAAACCGCAACAAAAACGCCGTCTTGCCTATAAGCCATGCAACGTAAAGTTTTCATCTCTAATCTCCTTTTTGACCCGCATATAGGAGTCGGACAGCAATTGTACCGGAACGTGACAACCGCGCAAGCTATACAGCACCATTTGAGAAGGAGCTCAACATAAATGCTTCTTGCATTCATAACACTTGGATGCAACCTAAAGCATATATCGTAATCGCTTACATAAACTTTATACTGCAAAACAAAAAATTCCACACATTAATAAATTATCATAAATTTCAAGTTGTTAGTGGAAGGGGTGTCTAACGTATCTTGATTAGATCCACCGATTGATACTACTGCATCTATATACAGTTATTGTCAGAGGAGGATTTGACCATGCCACGCGAGTACCAGATCAAAGAAGCATTCATCAGCTCTATCAAGCGAGAGCCATCAGGCCGCAGCACCGTCACCACCGCCGACTTCGTAGAGGAACTGAAGCGCGTTAACTGGCACTTCACGCCTAAGGCAGCGAACGACTGGATACGGAGCCACACGACGACCTTCCGCGACGCCTCAACGCAGGAGGGCGAGAATATGACGTGGTTCCGGTTCAACCCTAATGGTGGCCTCTGATGGGATTCCCTTCACCGGCGCAGGACTACATAGAGCCGCGGCTCAGTCTGAACTCAGTTTTCATTCCCAATCCAGCCACGACGTTCCGTGTCGACATCCCGGACGGCTTCCTGCTGGTTGATTCAACCGCGAAGGTAAAACCCGGCAACAGGATTGCGTATCAGTGGAACGGTTACTCCGGACTGGGGAATATGTACCGCAACAGCCTGGTCACGGAAGAGGGTGAAGTGATAGAGGGCGAACCGCTGAATGATGTCATTGTGCTGGGGAAGGTGACATGCGAGGTGCGGCACGTTTATGACGATGGCCGCCCGACTATATAGGGGATTACTCCCCTTTACCGTCAATGTAATCAGCCCACCACTGCATCATTTCCCGGCGTTTGTCGAGGTATTGAGCATGGTTGTAAATGCCGCGGATGTTGTTCCGGTCAACGTGTGCCAGCTGCCGCTCGATAGCGTCGTGCGGCCAGCCATGTTCATTTAGAACTGTGCTGAATTGGTGCCGGAAGCCGTGGCCGCTCGCCAGCCCTTCATAACCTATCTGGCGTATAACCAGCAGCACGGCAGCGTCACTGATTGACTTGGATTTGTCATTGCGACCGGGAAAAACGAATGATGACATTGACGTGATAGGCTTCAGAAATGTCAGCAGCTCTTTCACCTGGTGTGACATAGGGACTACGTGAACCTTGCGGTTCTTCATTACCTCAGCCGCAATGGTGATCATCTCGTTTTCAAAATCGATGTCTGCCCATTGCATGCTACGCATTTCCTTTGTGCGCATAGCGGTGTACTGCAGAACCTGAGTGGCAACCCGGGAGATAACACTGCCGGAGTAGGTTGCCAGCGCGGAATTAAACGCTGGTATCTGCTCGGCCGGCAGAAAAGGATAGTTCTGCTTTCTGTATCCCTTCATTGCATCAGCCAGGTCAGGCGCCGGGTTGTATTTAGCGCGACCGGTAACCACCGCATACCTGAATACCTCTCCGCATCGCCGGCGGGCTTTGTTGGCCCGCTCCATGGCTCCACGCTCTTCAAACCTGCGCAGCACCTTGAGCAGCGTCATTGGCTCTATCTCATCCATCTGCAGCTTTCCCAGATAGGGAAGGATGTCAGCCTCAAACATGCGCATCAGCTCAGTGGCGTAGTTTTCCGACCACACCTGGCGCTTGTGCTTGTACCACTCCTCGAAAATCGTAGCGAACGAGTCCGGCTCTTTTTCTTTATGCTTCTTCTTTACTGCCGGGTTCACTCCGATCGCCAAATCGCGCTTCAGCTCAAATGCCATGTTCCGCGCATCGGCCGGGCCAATTTCCGGGTACTTGCCGATGGTGTGCACTTTCTCTTTGCCGTCGAACTGATAGCGCACCTGCCAGACCTTTTTCCCCGATGCAGGCACATAAAGGAAGAGCCCGTTACCGTCAGCCACGCGATAGGGTTTTTCTTTGGGTTTAGCAGCGTCAATCTGCTTGATGGTGAGCAT